CGATAATACACATTATGTAAACTATAAGTTTACTATTTCACATATTATTGCAAAAAGAAAACGGGGCGGCTGGTACTCCGTCCCGTTTTGCCTTTTCTGCTGGCTCATTATGTAATTAGGCGCCTATGCGCGTTCGGTGTCCGGTGCTTTCCGTGTCCGCTGGAAAGTTTGGAATGAAACCGCATCTAAGGCAAGATAATTGTATAACATTTCCAGCTCAAAAGCTATCGTTTTTTGCTTCCGGTTCCGGCGCGTCTATGATCTCAAGTTTTGTCGTAGCAACAAAGGGGGCTGTTGTGAAAAATTCTTCTTGCTGGGTTCGGGCGTTTCCGTTTACTTCAACTTCCCGAATAACCATAAAACGATTTGCACAATTGTTGCTGCCTAAATGGATTCCAAAATTACTACTTTCCAAAAGCCATATTTCTTTTATGCCGTCTTCACCTTCTAATATTTGAAAGCTACTAGGCGCCCCAAAAATAATTAATTCTTTGATTTGTTTTTTATCCATGTTCTAAGCTCCTTCTAATTTCCTGTAATGGGTATATCGAAAATACAAAATTAATGAAATTAGCATCAAAACGCCTGCAGCTATAACAAACGGTCTTTTTAACTCATGATTCATTGCCCCGAAAAAAAACGAACAACTTGACGCCCATTTAAAATAAAAAGAAAGATCGTTATAGAGATTTTTTCGTTTTGCAATCTGTTGTAAATTCATTGCATAGCTAACGGGGGTACTAACGGCGGCAAGGTCAAAAAGTATTCTCCGTTGTCTCCGCACACTCCGCAATTTTTGAAACCGTATCTTTCAAAATAAGCTGCACTTTTTGCTGTTTCACTCCATAAAACAATTGTTAAATTGTTGGCTCTTGCAAATGCAATAACATCTTTCATTGCTTTGTATCCTTCGCCTTTTTCAATGCTTGTTAAGTTGTGGATTTCCAGCCCTTCGCCATATACAAATTTTTCTATAATGTCATTTGATGTAACAAGCTGCAAACAAATCATTAAAGTAAAATTGTTATTAAAGAGCATTACGCCCTTTTCGGGGTTTATATCCAAAATATAATAATTCTCAATGCTTTGTTTATATATCCAATCCATAAAAATATTTGCTGTTTTATTTTGGGTCTTTCTGAATATCTCATAAACAGGCTGGGGGGCTAACGATATTTCTAAAAATCTTTCAATGGCTGCGCTGCCCTCTTTTGATTGCAATAATTCCAATTCTTTCAGCTGGCTTTTAATTTCTTTTTGGTATATGCGGTTGTCTTCTTTTATGCGCTCGTATGGTATTTCATTATTTTCCTTCATCTTCAAAAAATTCTCATAATCCTGCTGCGCTACTGTCTTTTTACCTGTCATGCAATCCGCTCCTTTCTTTATCACAAAAAAGACGCCCCCTGCTTTGTGGGCGCCTATTTTGTCCCGCTTTGCAAACGTTTCTAGGCATTAAAAACGTTTCCTGTACGCTGGCGGGAAAATGCACAATATAGAGAAATATTCAATTGTCAAAGATCAATTTCATATAATTATGTGAGTAATTACAGAAAATTGTTCTCTAGTATCGTTATTGACAAAATAAAAAAGCCCTATACATGTATAGAGCTTCTTTAAAGGAAATTACGGTTTTAAGAGAAAGGTGTTTGTTAAATGGCTGCTTGATACCATAAAATACGCAAACATTCAAGTAATTGAACAGAAACCAAAAAGCCCATCATTACACTATGAGGAATTACTTCGATAGTAACCGTTTAACCTGTAGGGTTTTCTCGGAAATCCAAATGAAATAGGAAATGGCACAATATAAGAGCGTTCCGCTGGCTCTCGCCCACTCGTTATAATTGGCGCTTCATACTTGGTGCATTTATATTTTTGCCGTTTCAAATCGTTTTATACAAACAAAAAAGCCCTGCCCCTCGTCGGTCAACATGGGCGGGCTTTCTTGCTGCGTAAAACATTACATTGCAAAATGGCGTATTTGGTGTTTAAACTTGTCCCCAGCAGCGGACTAGAAACATTATAGCCCTATTGCTGTTTGTTTAAACTTAACTTATATAAAATTTGGGCTAGCTCCGCGCGTGTTACGGGGGCATGTGTCCCAAATTGTCCATTAATCGCACTCATTACGCCCGAATTGATAGCCCACAAAATAGCATCTAAATAGGGACTATTTGCGGCAACGTCGGTTAAATCCGGCGCCTTTGTCGCTGGGGCTGGCGTTGGCTTGCGCTGCAGCCCTAAAAAGGTTGCTAGCCCCTCGGCATGACCAATTGCAACATTTTGAATCCATAAAGGATTTTTCATTTTTTCGGCATCTGCTGCATTACTGATAAATCCATTTTCAGAAAGCAACGCGCTCATATTCGTTTCACGCACAACTGCAAAATTGGCTTCTTTCATGCCCCTGTCGGCAATATCAATGCGCGGTGCAACTGCCTTATGTATGGCATATTGCAGGCGCTCCGCTTTTTCTTTTGTAGCTGCTTTTGTAATTTTGTTATAAATATATGTCTCAAATCCATTTGCCGCCGCGCTGGGGTTTGCATTAATGTGCATACTTAAAAACACATCTGCCCCCGCTCTGTTCGCTATATTGGCGCGTTCGGATAGCTCTATAAAAACATCTGTTGCTCTAGTCAAAATTACTTCTACGTCTAAAAATGTGTTTATTAAATAGTCTCTGCAGGCTAGTACAAGAGCTAACGTTATATTTTTTTCTTTCAAATCGTTTCCCGTCGCTCCGCTGTCGGTTCCCCCATGTCCAGCATCTAGTACAATCTTTGTCGGCATCACTTTTCCCCCTTTTCGGTTTCAATGTTTACGCCGTCCCCCGTTGCTTTAATGCTTGCCCCGCTGTCAAGTATAATCGTCGTTTGGGGGTTCGTTCCGTCGTTTAATGCTGTAGTCGCTGTTGGGTATGTGGCTGTTTCTGCCGTCGTCACTGTTTGGGCTGCTGTTTGGGCTGTTGTCGTCTGCTCCTTCCCTACGTTTAGAGAATGAACCAGCCCGCTGTATAAACCCGAACTAGACAACCCGAAAATAATTCCTGTAAAAATCGCATTTGTGAAGGTCTGCGCGTCTTGTCGCAGCAGGACAGCAAGCCCCGCGCCAATTCCGATTGCAGCAAGCGGCGCCCATTTGTTACTCATTCCAACTAATTTAAGCGCCTGCACTACGCCTGTAATAACAGGTATCAAAATTGCGGCGGCTGTCATTTCGTTTGCATCCGTCAAAATCTGCATTAATAACATGTGTTTCCCTCCTATCTGTTGTTTAAATAATCCCGATAGAAAAAGAGCGCTCCTAAAGCTAAAACAACGGCTGCAGCTATAAATTTAAACATCATTTAGCTACAAATTGTTGTACCCAGCATTTTGAATTTGCTGTGTACCCCACTCCCATATGTGTATAAGCTGCGTTTAGAATGTTCGCTCTATGTCCTGCGCTGTTCATCCATGCCTGTACAACCTCCGCTGGGGTCTGCTGCCCTTTTGCAATGTTCTCCCCTGCTGCGCTGTAAGAAACGCCCATAGCGCGCATTTCTTGAAATGGGTCGCCTAGCGTTGGGCTCGTATGGCTGAAATAGTTGTTTTTCTCCATATCCTCGGCTTTCACGCGCGCGCTCGTATTCAATTCGCTATAATTGCCCATTAACGGTTGCAAGCCTGCTTTTGCCCGCTCTGCGTTGGTCAAATCTAGTACCTGTTGTTCGTACCCGCTCATGCTTTCCGTTTGTGGCAATTGCAGCGGCGTATTTGTAAGTATTTTGCTCCCGCCGTCTTTCTGCAGCGTTGGGTTGGCTTTTAAAAGATCGCTTTTTGATACATGCAGCAAGTTACAAATTTTAAAAAGTGTATCCCCGCGCTGTATGATATATTGATGGCTGCCTATTGGCTGTCTGTAAGGTTCTATCATTTCGCTTGCTGCTTCTGTTCGCGGCGGGCTTGCTGATAAAAAAGCAGCTGCAGCACTAACGGCTAACAAGCATGGTAAAAATTTATGTTTTTTCATACTGATGTTTCCTCCTACTTTTTAAATATGTGTTGCTTTTTTATGTTCCCCGAAAAACGGCGGCTTAACAGAAGGTGAAATTTTCCGGCATTATATAGCTAACATTTTCATTAATTTTTTTAAGTAACGGCGCAAACGACGGCGCAGCATACGAATACTAAAGCGAAAAACAAATTCCATTTTTGCCCCCTCCTTTCTGCGCTTATTTTGTCCAATAAAAAAAGCAGCTCGGCGGCTGCTATGATTTTACTTGCCCTTTTATGTTGATAAGCTCCCGTTTGATCACTTGAAACACTGTAGGAGTTTTATTATCAAATGTTGGCTTTATTGTGCGTGTATTGCCGTCATAGTCTTCTTCAACTTCTATTATACGGGCATCCAGCGTTTTGTTTATGTCCCTATTACGAACGCTTACAATGTCCCCTAGTAAATAATCCCGCCCATATTGAAAACGCCCGCTTTGGATAACATCACATTCAAAATTTTCAATTACTTGATATTCGTTTAATCTGTCTTCGCCCCTATTGGCTAAAACGGTATCGTCGGACAAATCGCGGGCATCTATAAAAACCTCCCTACGGGCTTGTCCGGCTGCAGCTCCTATAATTTCAATATTGCGGGCTGCTCCTTCTCCTTGTCCGGCAGCATATGCAACATTTTTATAATTGCTGGTTACTTTGCTATATGTCTGATCGCTAACGTTTTTAAATTCGGGCGAAAAAACAACATAGGGGGCGCCTGTCGTATTATAGGCAAGGTTTCGCCCGATAAGCACATTAAACTGCAGCTGCTTTGTTGCTATATCCAGCGAAACGCCCCAGCCCGCGCCGCTGGCTAAACTCAAATTAAATAATTCCTCTGATAACACTTTATAACGGGTTTCAAAAACTGATACAGTCCCGCCCCGTCCCGTGTCCGGCTCATTGACAAAATTTAAAATTTTCCGGTCTGCATTTGTTGGGTTAATTGCGTTTTTGTCAACTAGGCTTTTCATGATTGTTTCTACGGGGTCGCTGGTGTATTTATCCGTATCCTGTCCGGCTGGGGGTTCTGTAATTCGCCTATTTAGCAAGCAGCTAGCCCCCAACGCGGTAAACTCCCAGCTGCTATTGTTTTCATTGTATTTCATGTCCGCTATTAAAAATATTAATGTCGGGTCATTCTGCAGCATAATTAATGTATCCTCAACTAAATAGTTAAGATATTTTGTGTTTCGGTGTATTTCAAATGTGCAACTGCTTATTTCATGCCATTTGTGAACAATATTTAATTTTTTTAAGCTCCGTATTTCGCCTATAATATTAAATTCTGCATCAAACATTTTTAGCATTATGATCTATCCTCTACACGGGTAACAGTTAATACAAATGTGTCACAAGTAGCCCCCGCGCCTGTTCCGTTATCTAAATATGGTTGTATTCGTTCGCCTGCTCCAAATGCCCATACGCGCGTACCTTCTCCGCTATGATAATCTGCTGCAATCGTAGACAAGCCCCCAATATAATATGTTCCTATTGCCGTGCCGCCGCTGTCCATATGCTGGAATCCAACCCGAACGCGCTTATTACTTGCAGCAACGCCGGAAATTTGAGCATAGCAATCTATTTGATATAGTCCCGCCGTTGGTACAATGAATTGGCTGCCGCTCACAGTGTATCCAATGTTTGTAGCTGCGGTCATGCCTGTTATAGCATTTCCCCCGTTAACAATAGCAAAGGCGCTTCTGTAGGCGTAAAGATACGGTTTTCCCGTGTCCGGCTCTTGCTGTATCTTTTTCCAAGCACTCCAACCCCCGCCGGACGCCCGATAACGGGAATACATACGCCCCGTGTTATAGTCCATTGCGACTTGCGCGACGCTCAAAATATTACTTGTGGCGTTCCATGCTCCGTACTGATTAACCCATAAAAACAAGGTTGTAACTCCGCTGGGTGCATTTACTGCATTTGTTCCGCTATAAAATCCTGTTTGTGTTACGTCGTTAAGGTCAAATGTTGAAAAATAAATGCTTCTTTCCGTGCTCCGCTGGTATCTGATAATGTCCCCAGCTGCAATTGTGGCTGCTGCTGCTCTTACGTACAATCTTGCAACGGGAATTTCTACGATTGTCGCCGTATTTGTTAATGCTGGTACTGCTGGGCTAGCTGCTGCGGTTCCGGTCACAACTGCAGCATGAATTTCCCGCGCGGTCAAATCTAGGCGAATTACAACTAAATCTAAGCGGTCATATGTGGCATGTGCTGCTGCATGGGTCAAAACTATGTTAGCGTCGTTTAAATATGAATATCCATTTATAAACGCCTGCCCTGCTGCTATAACGCTTGTTAAGCCTGTTCCGGCTGTTACGGTCAATCCATTCACAACTCCATTATTAAACGCTTTAAACGCGCGGGCTAGGTCTGCAGCGTCATACATCCGGTCATACACATTCGGGCTCGTTTCAACTGCATTAAACGGGTAATAAAATTCAGTCATCTTTTTACCTCCTAAATTCCTGCAAATAATTCACTATAAGTAAATGTAACTGTTGAAAAATCATCTTGATCAATTGCGGTATATTCTATTACATTTTCCCCAGCAGCTAGTTTAAACAAGGTGCTGTCTATACTCATACGATAAAAAATATCTGTCCGTATGCCGTCCGCGTCAATAAGATCAATTGTTAAATTATTATCATCCGTATTAATTTCAACGCGCTCCCCAGCTGCAATTGACGTATTTAGGGTTATAAATTCGCCTGTTGTTTGGTTCCATACTGTAGGAGTATCGACAAAACCCGTAATAGTTATAAGGATTGGCGCGCCGTCGCCGCCTGTATTTTCGACGGGCTGAGCTGCTCCTTTTTCCCCAAATACGGTTGCTTCTATGGTTTGCTCTGCAGCAATTAAAGTTAACTTGACATAATCGGTATATAAAAATGAAGTTGTCACATTATCGGACGGGTTGCCGCGTATATTCGCGTGAACAAATCCGGCTGCATCTATACTATTAGCTGGCGTATTTGTCGTGTAGGAGCTCCGCGCGGTTGCTTCTAGCATGGTTATTGCTGTTGCTGTATGAACAGCGTACCCGCTGCCGCTGGTTTGATAGGCGCCTGTACTTTCTGTCCAAATAGAAAGCTCACTTTCATTAGCTGCGGGCGCGGTGTTGTATCCGTACCATGTGAACCGCAGCTCTGTTATTAATGTTTTTGCAATGGCAATTCGTCCGGCTGTTGTTTCATCCCCGCCCCAAATGCCTGTACCAAATTCTTTTTCCAGCATAGACAAAACATTAAACGACGGCATTAATTGCGGCATTCCAGCCGTTGACAAGTTAGTAATTTGAAAAACAGTCCCGTTTAGACTTTCTAAATTATCAATGTTTGCTTGTGATAGCTCGACGGCGCTTTCTGCTGGCTTACGAATAGCGGACGAATTGGAATACCGTACTAAATGCGGGTTGCTCTCATAATCCGCTGGTATCTTGTTCACAAAATCCGCTTCCATAGATGAAGAAAGCAGCCCGAAAACTGCAGGAAATTTAAATTTTGGCGTCCATGCAAAAAGCGGCTTTTCTATCGTTTCGGTAGTTGTCCAATAAGGAATAGGAGCTAATAAAGAAAGCTGCACATTTTGGAAAACTCCGTCTGTCCGCTGATCGCTGCCCCCGAATTTCGGCATGTGCTCGGAAACTGCCTGTATAGTAAACGCGCCGCTTTCATCCTCAAATACTAATGTTAGCAGCCCATTTTTTGGGTTAAATATCTTGCTGGTATTTTTCCGCAGCTGGTTTAATTCCAGCGGACTAGCTGCCCGCAGCCGGACAACTAAATTTATATCTTTTGGCTCAAGAAAACTTTCTACGTACTGCGCGCCGTCCTGCCTAATGCTTTCAATTAAAACGGTGTCGGCGTCCGTGTCGGCGTATCCTTCAAAACTAAGCAAATGATAGGGCGCCGCTCCTAGCAAAACGCTGTCATTATCCGGTGTTGTTACGGTCAATGTTTTCATAGTCGCCCCCCTTAAATGGATTGCATTTCTATTGCTAATGCTCTATTTGCTTGTGTTAGCTTGCGTTTAAATGCCTGTTCATTGTCAACATTGTTAAATTGTACGTTTTGCTGGACGGTTACGCCTGCTTTTGTGCTGCTTCCCATAACTGCAGCTTTTAGCCCGTTAAGCGCTGGAATGCTGAATAAATGCTCCATGCTGGCTTTTACTTCCGGTTGTGCTTTATCTATGCTTAATCGTATCGGATCGCCAAAATTTAATTTATCAAGATCTTTTAGAGCTCCTTCTTTAGCTGGGCTGAATGGAAGGAAATTTCGTATTTGGTTTGTAATATCGTCCATTGCTCCCATAACAATATGAATGCCGTTTCTAATTCCGTCGGCAAGGGACTGCATGAATTTTTTGCCCGATTCCGAAAAATAGCCTACAATTTTGGCTAGTCCGTCATAACAGGACGCGCCCAAATTCCCTAATATATTCACAACGCCGGAAACAAAGGAACCCATGACCTGTACGGCGCCTGTAATTATAGAACGAACAATGTTACCCAGCGAACGCATAGCCCCCGAAAAGTCGCCGTTTATGAGTTGTGCTATCATTTTTACAGCATTCATAAATACAGAAACTAAAGTTTGTATGATTGCTTTTATTATGTTCCATGCTGTTTGCACAACTGCGGACATGATCGGAAACACTAATTTGAATAAACCCATAATAAAATTTAGAGCATCTTTTACAACGCTCCATATAAGCCCGAATATTTTTCCTGTCGCGCTTAAAATGTCGTTTCCGTTTTGCTGCCAAAAAACGCGCAGCTGAATTAAAATTCCTTGTACAAAAGACCAAATTGCAGAAACTACCGGATAAATTATATTAGTGTATAGAAAATTCCATGCAACTTGCGCTGCTGCAACTATTGCATTCCATGCGTCAATTACGCCTTTTCTAAAGGTTTCGTTGTTATTCCATAAATACCATAGCGCAGCCGCTACAACGGCAATAGCTGCAGCAATGAGCAGCGCAGAACTTCCAACGGTTGCAAACATAGCAATCAAACCTTTTAACGGTGTTAAAAAAGCAAACAAGATTGCGCGCAGCCCGCCTATATATTTACCAAATAATCCAATGGGAATCATGACTAAAAAGATAGCTGTTGCCATGTACAAAATAGAGAAGATCACAACGGAAAATATCGGGCTCACTTCATTCATTTTTACAATGAGTTGTCCAAATGCTGTTGCCGCGTCTACTACTTTGCTAAAAATTACGCCCCATACTTCAATAAATGGCTTTAATGCTTTCGCCCATGTTGCTTTAAATTTTTCTAGGGAAACCCCCAGCGGGCGCAGCGTTGCGGCTATTTCTTTTATTTGCTTTTCTGTTGCTTGTTTTAGCCCTATTAATTGCCGCTCTGCTTCTGAATAGGCAAAGTTTGTACGCTCTTTCCATGTCTTCACATAGTCCTGTAACTGCGCGTCGGTCATGCGGTTTAAAGCTGCTACTTCTTCGACGGCTTTTGGGGTCATTTGGTACAATTCTTGTAACATGCCATCGGTTAATCCCCGTTTTGCTAGGGATTTTAAATTATTTGACCAATCTTTCATGGCATTTACTTGTCCATGCAAATTATCTAATAATACTTGTGGGTCACTTGCTTTTCTTGTTACTTTTTCAAATAGTCCCCATGCTCCTAAAATGCTTTGGGCTCTTTCTTCTAATGCTTCTGAATAAACTAACATTGCGTCGGCTTGTGCCTTTGCAACGTCGGCTGGGTTTGCTCCATGCGCTGCCTTTGCAATTGCTGCGGTAAATACTCCAAAAGCTGCTGCAGCTGCCAATGCCAAAACGGGAACATGTGCTAAATTCGCATTAAGAGTTTTAATAAAGTCCGCATAATCTTTTGGGGTTGCTGTTGCTCCCAGCGTTTCCAGCGCTAATTGTGCAGCGTTCCCGCTTGCCGCTAATTTCTCAAGCGCTCCCGCTGCTTTAAGTCCTAAACTGCTCACACTTGCTAATGCTGGGTTTGTCTTTTGATACACTCCTAACAATTTTTCTGCGTGTGTGCTGGCGTTCATATAATAGCTAGCCTGTTTTATATAAGAGGTCATTAAAGCATTGTTATTTTTTAACATATCGTCGGTAGCTTTTTTATGCTCCGCGCCTAGTCGCTTGATCTCGTCCATAAATTCGGCGTTTTTTCCGGCATATTGTCCGGTAGCTTTTGAAAACTCATACATTGCTTTCTCTGCTTCATTTACTGCCTTTTTATATGGCAACAATTCGCGCTGGGCTTCTTTAAATGATTTGCTGGTTTTATTCAGCTCTTTTTGAATATCTTTAAACCCTTCCCGTGCTCCTTTGGGGTCTAATTTCGTATCTATGTCAATCCGTCCGTCCGGCATTGCTGGCGCCCCCCTTTACAACTTTTTTAATCGTGCTGCAAAGCTGTCTAGCTGTTTGTTTAGATCATCTATTTGCATTGCTTCCGGTCTATCATCTTTCAACGCGTAAATGCGTTTCATACGTTGTATTTCTTTGCGGTATTCCGCGTTGTATTTGTCCGGTTTCGGTAATTTCATGGTTCTAATATTTACAATTTCTTTAAACTTGCTCTTATCATCTAAATGCAATAAGAGCTGCAAAAACTTTTTCCAGTGTAGTTTGCCCCTTACTTCAAATAAATCAATTTGGTAGGCGCGAAAAAAAGACGCGTAAATTATGCCCGCGTCCTGCTTGAAACAATAGTGTTTGGTTTGGGGTTCTTCTGCTGCTTCTCCATTTTCTGCAGCTGGGGTTTCTTCTGCGGGCTGGCTTAGGTCAATATCTAAAAATTCTTTCATAATAAATTTAAATAAATCTAATTTGGTTTCTAATGAAATTGATTTAATTTGATCATATTCAATTAACAATAACTCTAAAGCTATTTCAATTTTATCAAATTGCGAAAATGCTTGATCTTCAAGGAGCTCCAACAATAACAATACATTGTCAAATGAAAGCAGGACGCTATAAGAGCGCCCGTTAAATTCAAAAGTATCATCAAAATCCATTGTTAATGTAAACATTATTGCGCCCGCTTTTTCGTTCTAAGATATTTAGAGCGTTTATCTTTATTGACTATTTCCGCAGCTTCTTTTATTTCTTCACCTACGAATTGAAGCAGCTTTGCAATATTCAATAAGGAGCGTCCCGCTTTTTCATAGAGCTTGTCAAAACTTCCAGCGCCAAAAATAGCATCTAAAATACTTGTCATAGCTGTTTTTTGCTTGTCTAGGGCGTCTAAATTTTCTTGGTGTGTCATTTCTTCCGCTTTCAGTTTTGAAAGCTGCTCAAGCTCGGAATGAAAAGCAGAAAATGCTTCTTGATATTTTTTAATTTGATCGTCGGCAAAATCAATTTTATAAACGTCGCCTGCAATTTCAATTTCTCGGTATGTTTGATCAAAATTAAATTTTTTCACTTTGTTCCCTCCATGATTTTATAAATTATGTGCCTGCTGTAAAGGTTGGTTTTCCGTTAAAATGGATTTCTACTGAAATTTCACCTTTTGCGCCTGCGTCGCCGCCTAGCCCTTCAATAACTGCTATCGTTACATCTCCCGTTAACTTGTCGCCGTTTGGCAGCGTCCATACAAATGTTGTTTCCCGCGCTGTTCCCAGCTCTAACATCTTATCGAAAATATAATCTTGTGCAGCGTCGCCGTACACTCTATGCCCCGAAAAAGACAACGTTACTTGTCCGCCTGTTACGGTTGTACTGCCCCAGCCGTCGCCGTCTAAATATTTCGTTTGGTCTGATTCTTCGTTAAAAGAGCTTTCAAAACTGCTAAAACCCGCTCCAACTCTTGCTAATGTTTCCGTTGTCGTCGGTGTTGTATTAATCTCAAAAGTATGTGCTGTATTTAATAGCATCCCTGTTGCTGGCATCTATTTTAAACCCCTTTCTTTTCGATTTGAGCGGCATAAATTGCGGTGTATACATATTCGTCATTCTCTGTTTTCTGTACAAGGTTCGGCAAAACAGAAACGTTTGACGTAATGAAATTAAAACTATCGTTGCAGCTTATAACACTATCTTTTGTAAGTCCGTCTAAATAATCCGTTATATCATCCAAAATATTGACTGCTCTTTCTTGGTCTGCATCCTGTATAAGCAGCTGAAAGGCATAATGATAAATCGTGTCGCCGTTTAAATATCGGGTTACTATCCCGCTGGAAACGGTGCGAATAGCTGCCGCGCTGCTGCGGGGCTCAAGCAATCCAACCTTTAACGGCGCGTTTAGCTCTATATTGCTTTCGATTGCGTCCATTATTCGCGGTAAAAAGTCCATGCTTTCACCTCAAAAATTTTCGTCAAATGTTTGTTGTGCTATGCGTTCCCAACTAGACGCCCAGCGCGCTTTTGCTTCTTCAAACCATAGCCCCCGCGCGTTCGGGTTCTCGTCCTTTTGGAAATTATATTGCGGGTTGTAATAAAGGCGCCGCGCGTATGGAGTATCCCAGCGCAGCAGCCCCCCGCCTATGTCGGACGCTCTCAAGCTGCTATTCATTAAATAGGACGTATCCATAGGAATAAAATAGTTACTGTCCTTTAAAATTTGTGTATCCAGCGCGTATTGCGTCCGGTCTAATGCGTGTTGAAAGTCTTTATTGATTGCGTTTTGATCGTATTTAACTTTTACGTTGTAATACAGCATGAACGCCGCCCCCTAAACTAAAATCAATTCGTAATGGTGCGGACTGTCTGCAAATGCGTAAAATGTTTGTACGTCTTGAATGGTGTAAACTTCATTGTTAAAAGTAACCTTTGATTTAATTACAAAATCCTGCATAGCTGGTATTGAATGGGTTGTATCGAAAAATAAAACAGCCCGCGCGCTGATCGCTTCCCTAATCGTGTCTTTTATTAATCCTTTTGCTGGTTGTACGCGGACGTTGTACAAAGCAACGGGGGCTGCAAATGTTTCCCCCCAGCGTTCATTGTTCAAAAATTCCTCATAAACAGCTTCATGAATTAATAAACTTTGGGGAATGGGTTTTATACTCATGACATGCCCTCCGGCGGGTAGTAGCTGCGGACGGCAAGCCCAGCGTATAACAAGCCTGTTGGCTTTAAATACTCAATTACTGCTGGGGTTGTTCTTCCGCTGCTGCTTCCCTGTTGTGCGGTTTGGGCTCCGCTATATGAAAAGCTGCCAATGCTAACGCTGGCGGGCTCGGCTCCGCTGTTGGCTGCGTCCCCGCCTGCTGTTACTAGAAATTCAGTCTGCGCGGCTGTTGCCTTTTTAACTTGATCTTGAACAAACGGCGAAAAGCTGGACAAGCCCCCCGCAGCCTGTACAATTTGATAATGGGTTATTTGGTCGATAATATCCGTTGCCCTCTCAAAAAAAACGGCTAGCGTTTCCGCGTCTGCCGTTTTTCCTTTGTAAGTATCGGTATAATAGGTTGCATCAATATAAGGCATAATTTGCCCCCTTATTGCTTACGTTTGCGGGCTGCTTTTTGAACAGCTGCATTTTCTTCTGCAAATTCGCCGGAATAGTCCGCATTTGGTGCTGTTGTTCCTTCTGCAGCTGTCGCGCCTAATTCGCTTGAAAATTCCGCGTCTTGTACTGCTCCCGCTGCTGCTCCTGCTGCAATGTTAGCTGCTGCAGCTCCCGCAGCTGCCGTTTGTGCTGTGCTGGCATCCGGCGCCAATTCGCCGCCAAACTCCATATTTTCAGCCCCAGCAGGCGTTGCAACTGCTCCATTACGCCCAACGGCTGGCTGCTGCGCTCCCATAGCTGCGGCAAGGTCTGCAGGCGTTGCGCCTAGTTTCGCCGCTTCTGCTGCTGTAATTTCCGCGCCAAATTCAACATCTGATAACGGGTTTGCAGCATTGCGTTGTACTGCTTGCGGTGTCATTTCGCTTGCAAATTCAGCGTCATTTACCGTTTTTTTTTGAACCGTTTTATATTCGCCTTTACGGTTATCATATTTCACTTGCTCGTATCCTTCATCCAAATAACGTTGCAATTCTCTTTCATCAATTGTTAACACTCGATTGTCTTTTTTAACGTTAATTAATGCCATAGTTTAAACCCTCCCTTTTATTAAACTGCTGCTGTATCTGCAGCAATTTGGATTCCTGCCGCTTTACGGTCAAATAAAAATACGTCCCAATATAGGCGCTCATAATACAAGAATTTCCCGCCTGTTGTCGCGCTCGGCTCGTCCAATGAAGCAAATTCGTATTTCATCGGGCTTAATACTGCGGACGGATGAACAAGCATAGACGTAATTTGAACCGCTGCCCCGTCGGGTACTGCTCCGCTTGTGAAGTTATATAGCGACTTCATGCGGACGGAAGGTACAACTTTAATTGTCACTTCATCCAATGAACGAATTAAACGATTTACGCGCGTGTCTCCGCTGCGTACATCCATTGTGCGTTGAAATTCTGCATCTGCTTTAAGAGCTGCAATTTCTGTTGGTGTAATATATAAAATTCTGCCTTCTTCCGGCACTTCGCCCTCGTCCATTGCTTCCATCATTGCGTCAAAGTTAGCAAGCGCCGTATTTGGTGCGTCGGTGCTGTCAATGATCGCGCCCGCGCCGTCAACTCTAACTTTTTCACTATAGAGTTTAGAAGCCATGAATTTATCCAATTCCGGCAATTTCTGCTCGTCATTAAATACGCGCGTGATATTTGCAATAGATAATGCCATGTTTGTTTCGTCAATATCCAGCGGGTCAACTAGCGTTCTAAATTCGCGGTCATGTGTTAGGGTTTTTGGTTCCCAAGTGTTGTCTACTCGGCGCGTCATTGTTCCTACTGCGTCGCGGTTTACATCTTGCAAGCCCTGTACATCAATACGCGGAATGTTAACCGTTTTAGCATCTAACCAACGGATAAGTTGGTTATTTGGTGTTGCATACAATTCATTAAATTTTAAAGCTGCAGAATATTTTTGTTGCAAAGCTGCTTCGTATTGTGCTGCATAGTTAACTGCCATTAATTAAACCCCCTTAAAAAATTTATTGTTTCGCATACATATTTTTAAATGCTGCGTTCCACTTGTCTTGCTCGGTTTGTCCTGCTCCTTGCTGCTGCTGCTGTGCAAATTGCGGCTTTTTATTGTCCCCGCCTGCAGGGGGCGTTTCCGCTGCTCCCTTTTTAAAATGCGGGTACTTTTCCAATACAAGGCTAATAGCCTTTGTAATGTCTGTATCTTTGTTAGTATGAGCTTTCGCAAGCGTTATAATGTCGCTTATGCTGTCGGGGTTGGCGTCGGCTTGCAACGCTGCTTTTTCGGCTGAAAGTGTAAATACTTGTTCTTCGTATTCTTTCAGCTTGTCCGCAGCTTTTTTTGCCTGCTCCGCTGTTTTCTGCAGCTCCGTTTTATCCGCGTCTTCAATATCCTGCAGCTTTTTCATTGCCGCTTTTACATCGTCCAGTGAAGAAACTCCCAATGATTCCAAAATAGCTTTTGCGGGATCTTCTTTTGGCGTTGTGGCTGGCGGCGTTGCTGGGGGTGTTGCTGGCGGCGTCGTTTGCTGCCCTCCGTCCGCTGGCGGCGTTGTCTGTTGCTGTCCTCCGTCTGCAGGCGGGGTTGTTTGCTGTTGGTTTTCGTTTTCCGGCATTTTGTTAAATCCTCCTATACGATTTGTTCACGGTCACGGCGTCGCCCGCGTCCGGTTTCGGCTAGGAACGCGCGCAGCTCTTTTTGCGTTGCGCTAATCCTGCTTTTTGCTTCTTTTATGCCCTGTTCGTCCCCTATCGTTTCCAGCATTGCAAGCTCCCTTTTTTGCTTTCTTATCGTCCGCTCAAAAAGTCGCTGTTGCTGGCTTTCCTTGTAAGCCCGTTCGTTTTCCGTATGGTCATACGGTTCATAACGTTTCGTGCTTTTGCCGGAAATATAGGGATATATAACATGGTGGCAATTGATTCCCAGCAATCCGGCGGGTTCTCCGTGACTTGTGGTATTCCATGCTTTATACTTTTTACTTTTCCCACTTCTCGAAAATATTCTCCCTTGATACGGCGCGCAAAGTTTGCGGGCTCCTAAATGGCTGCTAACTTCTATTAAGTCTGTGCCGTATTCATCCATACGGGCGAATTGCATATCATTTGAAACGTTATTGCATAGCGTCCTGCTGATCATGTTTACATATGCTTCTGTTGTCCATTTTTTGCCCGCTTTGTCCCGCAGGGCTGGCACTCCATGCCGCCCCCATTCCTGCGCGGTTCTCCGCAGGGCTTGTTGCGGTGTGATAGTCCCGCCTAATAGCATTCCAACATTTTTATTAATTATGTCCCTGTATAGCTGCTCTGCTTCACTAAGCATTGTTGTATTGATTAAATTAAACATGTCCTGCGCGCGCTGTTGGTACATCTGCAGGACGCGCAGCAATGCCAAACTTTGATTAATAAGAGGTACGGCAGGCAGGGCAACCCCTTCTGCAATGGCTTGTGAGAATATCGCTTCATTTTGCAGCAATGCCCCGTATCCGGCATCCTGCAGCATTTTAGAAACAGCTTCTTTTGTTCTTCCCGAATACCGCGCTATTGTGGTTATTTGCTGCCTGTTTAGCCGTCCCAACTTGCCCAGCTGAACAAGCCGCCAATGATGATATTTTGTTTCGTCGTTTGCTTCTAAAATAAGCTCCTTGTCTTCTTTCAGCATCCTAGCCATATTTAGAAGCAATTCCCGCTCAATTTCGTTGTATATCTCCACAACGGGCAAAGAAAGCTGCTCAAAGTCTGCAGGCTTAAAACGCGGCATTATGCCCCGCCCCCGCCAAATCCGGCAATGGCTCCGCTGCTGTCCCCGCCTGTTTCACTTCCGAAAAAATCAATATTTTCTGCCTGTACTGTTTGGTTTTCGCTGCTGATCTGCTGCAGCATTTCCTTTGCTTGTTCTTCTGTAAGCCCTAATACTTTTTGCATAGCAAACAACTTGCTAACTAAGCCGCTGGACGTTAGCAAAATATAATAGTTTGCATTGGCTGCTTTGTCTTCTGCTATGGAATCATCAAAAGAAACTGTTGTTTCCCACTCTGCAGCAGGACGCGAAAAAATGCCGTATAGCTCCGCAACGTCAACAATGACTTTTACAAGCTGTTGCAAGCCTGCTTCTATTGTTGTTTCATGGGCTTGTTTGGTTCTAAAAGTCTTGCTGTTTTCGCTGATAACTTCCGTTGCTGTTTTAAGCCCCGCAGCGTCGAATGTAAACGCCCCAGCTGAAAAACCTATCTGCATACTAAAATGTGTTAACAAAGCGTTTAGGGCTGAAATATGTTCCTCTACACGCAATTCGACGCTAATATCTGAAATTTTATTCATGCTTTCGTCAAAATTCATTGCTTCATAAACTTCATCATTTGCATCAAAATAGCGCGTCATTGCTCCCGTTGCTGGGTCTACTACTTGACGAATTGCGGACGCTGGAACAATAATTCTTTTCTTGCCTAGTCTAAATTCTCTTTCAAAGCTATCGAATGCGGTATCAATCGCCCGCAATGTGTCAACTGCATTTGCATAAATTGAAATTCCTAGCGGGCTGCTCATGTCAATGTTATTTGCTGTATTCGGCTTAATGTAAATAAAGAAAGGGCGCTCAACGTTTTCTATATTTGTTTCCGGCTCAAGATCGGGAAAAAATGTATTCAGTGGTACTTTTACGCCCAATTCCTCTCCATGTCGGCTTTCATACAATTCATTCCTAATCGTGTATGTACCGTTGTTAAAAAGATTCCACTCTAAATGCGTGTACTTGATACCGTTTTTATAAAATTCGTTGACGAAAACTCCTTCTGTTATGTCGGTGTGGTTCCATGAAAGAGGTACAAAACATTCTGCTGTAACAAAAGAAATTTTAATTTTGTCATTTTCAACGAAAACTTTTATTGCAAGCCCGCCCAGCGCAAATTGATATTCTAGGTAACGTTGAAATTCGCCGGAAAAGCAATTTTGTTTAAATACGTCGTTTATGTTGGCTTGTAGTGTGGCATCCGATATATTGACAGCGCATTTCTCATTAAAAACTAGGGTTGCTATTTCTTGAGAAGCTACTTTTGCCATTCCTAATGAAGCCATTTGCCGTGTTTGCATCCCGTTTACTGTTTGGTACTTGATCGTGTGAAAGTCTGCATAAAATCCTGTGTATAATGCTTTCCAAATCTGAATGCGGTTGTACTGCTCATCTGCAGCCGGAATATTTACAACATCTGATACCTTTTTCAAGCCTTTTAAAAGATTCATTTTATACAACGCCTTTCTTATCAGGTTTAAAAGGTTTGTCCACATATCGCGCCCCCTTTATAGAACGTAGTAACGATAGAAATAATTTGCAGCATAGCGGCATTCATCCATGCAATGGTTCCACTCGTCTAGCGGCTTGCCGTTGTCGCCCCTGCAATACATTCCTAGTTCTTTGATATAGTTATAATGCCCGTACTGTTCGGAAACATTGACAAGCTGAAAAACGCGGTTACTGATCAAATTTTGTAGGCGTTCTATGCCAACCTCTAAGCC